ATCACGTAATGTTTGTGCTACTGCTGGATCAGCATTCTGTACTCTTTGGACTGCAGTAACTACACGATTTGATAGTTCTGTTGGAGAAACATCGTTAGCAATGAACTGCTTTACATATGCATCATTATCGAATTGAGTTAATCCATATGCTCTTAAAGTCTGTCGGTATGCATCCTCTACGCTAAGGTATTCTGCTGGTGTTAATACAGATAATCCTTTTTTAAGACGCTCTTCATTAGCAGCAAATCTAATTTTATATTCTTCACTATTCTGAAGTTCTAATGTAATTGTATCTTCGTTGTATCCTTGCTTTGCAAGTTCTAAAACTTTTGCGCCAAGAGTTGAAAGACCATATTGAGCAAATCGTGCTGCTACAATCTTGCCAACTGATTCACGTTTAGCAGTTTCTGCTGCGGCAGCGGCTGCTGCTTGAGTTTGTGCCTGTGTTTGTTGTGCATTTAATTGCGCTTGAAGTGCTGATATTTGAGCCTGTACCGCAGGGGAAACGCCACCCATATTCGTGGTGCCAGTAGTTGTAGTACCAGTATTAACTATGGTTGTATCGCCACCTGTAGAAACTTTTGGTTGTGGTAATCCTGAGGAATCGAATAGATTTCCCCATTCAGATTTTAGTTTTTGAAGAATTGATTCTCTATCACTATCACTGCCAGCAGCAATAGCCTCATCATATTGTTTTTTTATTAATATACCAGCCATAGCGGTTGTATTAACAGTGCCATTAGGAAGTGTAACTTGTCGTTGCTCGGAAGCACTTAATTGTCCAGATAATGGTGTATCATTAAAGTAACCTTGTGAGTTAATACCACCACGAGAAGCAATATATTGTTGACTATACCCAAGATCTAGTGCTTCTTTTTCTTTGGCTGCATTACGTTCTGAACCAGTAACAGTTAATCCACTAACAGCAGATTGACTACCGACTGGTGTGCCAGCAATAGCACCAGGGGGTAAACTACCAGCCTGACCAAATGGTGTACCACCCATAATTACTGGATCTTTTGCTGGGGATAAACCCATCATCATTCTAATTTTTTCGCGTTCATCAGCCATTATACTAATCCCCAATCAGTGCGAAGCACCTTTAATGATAATGAATCTATTTTACTTCTAGCGTTATCTGTATATTCCCATCGAGGATCATTACGTAAATCATTCTCAAATTGCCAGATAGGCTTCAACGCTGGTTTTCCATCCTTATCAATATATTGTAATGCAGTTCTAAGAGTTGGGTCATTATATGATATTGAGTCTTGATCTATTTCTAGTATGTTTGCCATAGAAGATTTGTATGCTGAAGCAAGAGCATCAAGAGTAGTACCTTTGCTTATTTGATCTGCAAATACTGGATACGCACTAGCGGAATCTTTGCGAATCTTATCTTGAATATCATATATTGTAGTTGTTCCAGCAGCAAGTGACCTAGACCAAGTATCAAGTGTAACTTGATTATAAGACATTCCAAATTGATTAGCATACTCATTTAAGTTTTGAACATTACCTATTGTAGTTCCACCGATTCTACCAGTGAACTTAGTAAGGGCTAATGCATCAACCTGATTTTCGGTGTATCCTTTTAAGAATGCATCTTCCAGCGTAGCATCATCTACAGTTATACCCTTTTGGGTAAGTCTACTTCTTTGATTTAATTTAAAAGCATCTAACTCTTGGGTGTATACTCCAGGTTGAGACGCTTTCTTTTTTGCTCTATCTTTTGCTGTTGTAGAAAGATTCTGGTAGTATGTAGTTTTATAAAACTCTAACTCTGCCTGAGTGTCATCGCCTTTATTGATTAAATCAAATACTTTTTGGAGTTCGGGATATAGTTTTACTAAATCTCCAAGTAGTCCATACGCAGTTGCAATGCTTTCTGCCACTAGCCACCCCACTTAACTATTTTATCTAGAGCATCTAGACTTTGTTTTTCTTGTAAATCTTGTACGGCAGTTGGTGCTGTACTCTTTCTTAGTTGTTCCTCTAAAGCAATTTGTCCACGAGTTTCGCTGTAGCCAGGAGTATAAGTAATGACCTTCTTGCCACCCACTGTTTTGGTTGTTGTGGTCTGTCCTACGTCAATCATTTTTTGCAAAAACTTATTTGCTTGTTCAAGTTCAACAGTCGATGGCTTCTTGCCATATACGCTTTGATATGCAGCCTCTGCTGTTTTCATTTTAGATTCAGGTGATACTTGTGTAATCTGCTGGGTAGGGATATTGGCAGAAGTATCAGACGGAACAAGTTCTGCTTTCAAGTTGGATATAAATTCTTTATAATTCTTAGCGACTGGCAGCCCAGAAAAATACTCTGATATGATTGTATTTATATCACTTAGTTGGCGAACAGTAAAGTTTTCTTTTAAGATACCAGCAATTTCTAACTTTTGTTTCCTATTAAGCCCAGCAAGAAAATCTGATGTAGTATCCATTGTATCTGTATCAACAATTACTACATTTAACTCAGATAATCTACCATTGATTCTATCAGTTACGCTTGATACTGATGGACTTGGAGTAGGTTTAGGAGTAGGAGTTGGGCTAGGTAACTGTTTTTTAGTCTCAGTCTTTCTTCCAACTATTTTCTTTTCGTTTTCCTTAGACATTATTATTCTCCATAAACGTGGTCAAATGTATCTCGTGATAAGTATCTATCATAGAATCTGCCGAAATCAACATCCTGACTTCTTAGTGCTTCCACATAGTCGTCAACTTGTTCTTTTATTCTTATTGCTCTAGGTGAATCTATAGTAGCATTCATTGCCTTAAGGGCATCATAAACATCGTATCTAAAATTTAAATAGTTTACAATGTTTGTCCATCTAGGTTGTTTCTCTAGATCAGCCCACAACTTAGGTGTATTTGCTGCTATTGTTAGTGCATCAATCGTAGCATTTCTGCGAGATGAACCACTGGTTCATCTCTAACTGTCTCTACCATCTTTGTATAGTCTCTCCATCCTTTTGAGACTATAGCAGAACGAGTAACATCTAGAACGTCTTTAAAATCCCTGAACTTTTTATCAGTTCCTGGCACAGTAGTAGATGACAACCAAGCATTAGCGGCTGATGAGAATGCATAATCAGCATCATTAAATACGGCACCTAATACATTAAGGTTATCTTTGCCAACTGTAGCAACTATATCAAGAATTACATCTTTGTTCTTTTTGGCTAGATATGCAGATGTTTGATCTGGAATTAAACCAGATGTAGAATCAGACAATCTCGCAGCAAGCATAAATGCTTCTGGATATGTTTGAACAAACTTATCTTCGCCCTCTTCATTGCCATACTTTTCACGTAAGCGGTTTAATTCATCCCTGTATACGCCCAAACCAGTTACATATTGTGGCTGCGCTGGGGAAAGAACTGCTCCACCAAATCTAAGGAATGCCATAAAGAATGCTTTATCTTGAGATTCTTTAAGACCCTCAGCCAAATCAGTTCCGCTTGGATTCTTTCCGTTTTCTCTTACGTAATCAGAGTGCCATTGTTGCAGGAACATATTTGAATCTTTATTGAATTGTTCGCCATTGCGTCTAAATGAAAGTATAAATGCTTCATATCCACGCTTTATGGTATTAGGCTGAAGTGCCTTAAACGAATTACTTTGACTTCCAAATGGGAGTACCCAATTAGTAAAAGCATTTTCGGTACCAGTTCTACGGGTGTATTCATTAACGCTAAATGCCATAATTGGACCAGCAGATACAATGCTAGAACCACCAGTAGGGTTGAATACGTTAAACCAGTCAGCGCCTATACGGCCTTTTACGCCAAGCACTGGTAGATCAACTTCGACATACTTGTTTCCAAATGCATCTTCTTGTGCATTTAAAACACGATCTGGAAGTGTGGTAATCTGTGCTGCTTTAATTAAAAACTCTGGATGTTCTAATGATATTCTTCCATAAGCACGGAACTGCTCAACTACCGCAGGAAAGAATGCTAAAAGATAATTTACAAATCCGCCATAGTTCATATCCCTATGGAAAGAGTTTAGTTTTTCTTTATATTCTTTAATGCCATATGCTCTAGCAGCAGACTCAAAGTTTTCTCTATCTTTAATAGTTAAATGACGACCTTGAATGTTAGCAATATGTACCATGCTTTGTAGTTTTTCCTGATATTTAACCGCAAAATATGGTGAATACATAAGCCTACTTGTAGGTGCGGTTGATAACCAGGCAACACCTTCTCTTACGGCATCACGGAAATCTATATATCTATTACTTACACCTAGATTATCAGCGGCTAAGTCGGTAAGAAGTGGTGGTCTTTCATTAACATCTGGATAAAGTTTGCGTAGTGCGTCTACAGATACTCTATTTTCTAGAATCATATTATGTAATTCTTTTGATGGAGCAAATGCATTGACTACAGCCTTTGCCTTTTCATACATAAGTCCAGCGTCAGAAGATGTGTATCCCATTCTATCCATATAAGAAAATCCCTGAGGACTTCTTAAATGGCTAATAACTTCCCTCTTTGATTTACCAGACATAATCATTCTAGCAACATCATCGAATCCTAAAATATCTTGTAGGGTTTTAGCCCATTCAACTAGGTGCAATCCTTCTTCTTGAGTTGCTAGGATTGTACGAGTTCCAGTGCTACCTCTACGAATATTTTCAATTTCAAGTTCACGCACATTAGATAATGCTCTACGTAAATCATCCTTTTGTAGCAACTGTTGTCTTGTTATGTCGCCAAATCTACCTGAGAAAGGGGCAGGAAAGTCATATCCTAATACTCTAATAGACTTATCTCTACCAACTGTTGGAGTTTTTACCCCACTTATTACGGCATTTTCTTGGCGTACAAGTTCATTTCTTGAACCTTTGATATTGTTTAAATTATCTAAGATATCAGAAATTTCTGCAGGTATCTTCTTTGGTGGTTTCTTTACATCATACCCAGCACGGTTTAAAGCCTTTTCGTATGCTTTAATTGTTGCATTATGTAGATTAATATCCCTTCGAATATTTTCTAATTTCTTCTTAGGGTTACCAATTGCGCTAAAGTAAGTAGAAATCTTTCCTACGGTATTTGAAGATTTAGTAAGGGCTTCAATCTCTTGCTTACCAAGTTCTTTTAATACACTGAATAATGCAGCATCTCCATATACACGAACAGATGAGTCACGGATAACGTTTATTGGATATCCGGCACGGAACAATGTAAGTCCACGCCATAAAGAGTTAAACTCTTCCGCAACAAACTGTCCTAATAATTTTGTATTAAGGGGAAGTCCTGCTTCTGCTCCCTTTTTCTTTGAATATCTTTTAAACGCAGCATCCCACATTTTAGGATCTGGTAAAAATGCACCGTTTGCTAACTGTGTAACAAGTTGAGGATCAGATAAAATATCATCTACCCCACCAGGTCCAAACATATAACCTTGCTTTAAATCTCTAGCAGAGCGTGCTTCTTCTAGTAATGTTCTGTTGGCTTTATCGTAAGCCTTTAAAACTTCAGATATAATACTTGGGTGAACATTGTACTTTGCTCCCAAGTTCTCTGCCAGTCTTGTTGTGTAAGTATCTACAATATTCTTTTTGACAATTTCATTTGGCGCTTTAATCATATCGTTGTATAGTTTTAGACCTTCTTCAGGAAGAAGCCCTTTATACTTTACAGCAGAACGAATGCTTGTGCGAAGTCTATCTGGAGACTGAATAGGATCATTAAAATTAATTGTGTTCTTAGGGATATCATCACCTAAGCGGTCTACCATTCTAACAAATGCAGAGAATGGACCCTTTTGATAAATCGTTTGAACTGTTTTTCCAACTAAACTTTGACGTGCTGTTAAATCAGTGGTCTCTGTTTTTCTGGCAGCCTTTTCTTTTGCTAAATCGTTAGCAGTTCTTTCTACCCAAGCCCAACGAGAAGTGGTTCTATTCTGCATTCTTGAATCAACCTTAAGTGCATCATCCAACCACTTAACTTGATTGCGAAGTTCTTTTACTTCGGCAGTAACCATTTCAACATTGTTCTTAAATCTATTAGACAGTACAATGTTATCGCCTTTATAGGTAAGACTAACTATACCTTCTGTCTTAACAGCCTGTAATGAGTCAGTATATCTTTGCATTTCAGCAAATACGTCTGCTCTTTTTGCAGCAAGTTCTTGTAATGCTGATATATCACCACGGCCAGTGCGAAGAACCAAACCAATGGACTCTCTACTTGCACCAGCAAGTAGGTTTGCACCTACCATACCAATTTCATTATCAAATTGCTTGCGTTGTAATATTGTAGACGGGCTATTATTTTGTAAAAAATCAAATAATGGTGTGTATTTTGTTACTTCACCGTCGACAGTTCTTTTAATTGTGTCAACATCATCGGCTAATCTAGCAGCAGTTAGTTCTTCTTCTCTTTTTGCTAGTATCTTTCCAGTTAAACCAGGAGTAGGACGCACAATTGGCGCTACTGTAGCCTCACGTAACAAGGCACCAGTGACTTTACCAGCAGCAATATCTGGTCCAACACCAAGTTCTAAACCAAAATTAAGAAATCCACTTACTACTGCACCTAAACCTTTAGTAGTATCGCCCCAGTCTTCGTATCCAAGCGCTCTAGATGCTTTACCAACTGTACCTGAATATATATCTCGACCAAAATTATAGCGAACTTGTCCTGCTTCTGATTCAGCAAACTGTGCAGATGTCGCACTTTCCTCACCAGCAATACCAGTCTTAGCAACTGAGCGTGCTATCTTTCCAGTTAATGCTGCGCCAATTGCTGTAAGTCCAGCAACGGCTGCTACTGGAGCACCAACAGTTACGGCAGCAGCGCCTGCAAGTGCGCCTCCACCAATAATTCCAAGACCTGCAAGTAATCCCATACCCGTAGAGTTGTTTTCAACATCTCTAACAAAAGCATAATTAGACCTTACATTCTTAGGCCCAGCCATTAAAAGTCTAGTAAGTGCACCATCAGTTTTTTCATCAACTCTACCAAGAGTTGCTTCAGTTATAACACCTAATGTTCCACCAACTGTTTCAATACCACCAACACGTAGTTGTTCAATGGCATCATTCCATCCACCAGGATTTGCTGGAAGATTTTTTGCTATGTCTGAATATAAACCAAAGCCACTTGAACGTGTAACACCAGGAGTAGAAACACTTGTCCTAGGTGCAGTATCTGGCAAATATGCTGCTGATGGAATACGTTGTCCAGCATCTGGTGCTGGCTTTGGCGCATTCTCAGGAGTCTTGGTAAGTTCTTTTGCTAGATTTGATATTGTATCCCATAAACTCACAAAATACTCCCCAGGTATTTAATATAATCTTTAGTTGCTTGCGTAGCGCCTGGTTGTTGTGCCCACCATTCCATGACTTGGTAATTTTGTCTAATTAAATTAATGTCTGGATTGTCCGATTCTTGTGGAGTAGTAGGTAAATTAAGAGCCTCTAGTCCATCACCAGCGCCAAGTTTTGCACCATTAGTTACTGCAACACCAGGCTCTGCAGTTGGAGCAGTAAGTGGTATTACATCAGTATTCATACTAGATCTTATAGATGCAGCACCAGGAACATTTGCTACTGGATTTCCAGCAAGTTTTGCAGCACGTTGAGTTGCAAGAGTTTTTTTACCCTCACCATATCCCATACCAGGAATATAAGTTGCTGCTTGTGTTCCACTTTGGCCATTACCACCAAGAGGATTAATGTTCATTGGGTTATATTGTGGTCCACCATTAGCACCACCGCTACCTTTTCCACCCATGATTCCTCCTACCTAGAATATTGTATTTTAGTAATAATGGGACCGCTTGAATATATATCCCATTTAGTTGATATTTCTATTGCTTTTTTGATAATTTTTTCTGCTGCAATAGCAGATGTAACTCTATCGACATTAAGAGCCGCCATAGCACCAATGGCAATGTCGCCACCAGAACCAGAGTAATAGATACCGCGAGTATCACGATCCCAAGAATAATCCTCAAAGATAGGATAGAGTACTCCACGAATGCTAATAATAAACTGCGAATCATGCGCTGCTGCATCCCCATCTTCTTTCATGTCATAGCCAGCGTCTATGAATAGTTTACGCATAGAAGGTATAAACTTCTTAGTCATAAACAAATCTAAATCTTCGCCAATCTTTGGCTTTGGTGGTTTCCATCCAAATTGTAATAAATTTGAACCACGTCCTGCACCAGAACCAGCAATTAATATTCCATTATTTTCGATGATTTTATTTGTAGCCATATCAATTGGTCTACCATATTCATCTGATGAACGAGAGTCGGAACCTATTACGGACCAACCATTACCTTGAATAGCAGCAAGTGTTGTCATTGTCCCCTCCTGTTGCTATCGTCTACGAATAGTTCTTACGCTTGCGTTTGCTCCACCACTTGATGTTAAACTTGATAGAAGGCTTTGTATATCTGGTACTTCTTGAGGTTCTCCTGCCATAGGGGTAGGACCTCCTACTGGAGCAGCGGGAGCAGGGGACGGTTGCTCAACCTGAGGAGCACCAGCAGGAGGAACTTGTTCTTTAGGCGCAAAGATTTCTTCTATTGCGTCTTCGATGCTTTGTCCCTTTTGTCTTGATTTAATAACACTAGCAATCTTTGTAACGATATCTGTAGGATCTTGTCCGGCAGTGGCCATTTGTGGAATGGCTTGGGTGTATGCTTGAAGTGAAGAGATAAGAGCATTACGCATATCTTCAATCTCAATCTTCTCTTGCTCTTGTGTAACATTAACATTAAACGGCAACTCTCTCATAGCCATGTCCTTGGAGATTAACTTGCCTCCAAGTGCTTGTAGCATAAAAATAAGTCCTTGTGCTGGATTAAGACCAGCAAGCATACCATAACGAACATCGGCTGAATAATCGCCCTTGATGTCTTTGCTTGGTTTATACTCTAATGCATAAGGTGATCCAGCATCTACACCGCGAATTGTTTTTAATTCATCAAATATTAATTCATCAACCTCAAAACAAATTCTAATTACATCTCGAAGAGCCGTTGCAAATATAGATTGGGCTGACTTGACTTGAGTATCGAATGCTCCCATGAGAGCCTGGACGCCCTGGCCCGTAACGATAGATGCATTAACGTTACCTGTTCTGCCCTCTGGGTAACGAGCACCCACTCTAAGTTCTTGATTGAGCAACGTTTGTTCGGTAAACGCCCCTTGTGGAAGTGTAAGTTCAACACGTCGTACTCCTGCTGGGTTGTTGGTTCTAATAACTGCATCTCCGCCAAGTTGAAGTTCTTGAACATCGCTTGGTAGTACAATAGGAGATTGAACTGACTTCTCTGCTGCTTCCATAGCAAGCATAGCAAAACGATTACGTAATAACTGAATACCAATAACATCATCAAATTGTCCACGCATTTCACCATCAATAGTAGGACGCTTGGCAATTACTACCATCATCTTTCCTATTGGATTTTTGGCACTAGATAAAATTAAGTTATCTCTACTAGGAACATACACTACAGATTGGTCTTTGTCGTAGTAGCGAACTATTTCAATTAAGCCATTAACATCTTGTTTAAAACCTGAGCGTCCAAGTAATTGAACTTCATATTCAGGGAATTGAGCAACTAACTCGCCAAGTGTTAGGGTGTATATTTTTGCAAAGGAGACGCATCTTCCGTAGCGATCAAATTCAGGATAAGCCATCCTTGGGTTTTCTACACGGATGCGTGGCATCTTTGATTCCTCATCCAATTCAATTACGAATGGGAGGAAACCGTATGTTATGTAGTAGTCGGCCCCTGTGTACATAGAAACTTGTAAGTCAGAATGATTAAAATAGTTAGAGGCAATACGAGTACGGTTATCAGCAAACCTACGAGCACGATCATTGACCTGACTAGCGGACGAGCAGTTAACCGCAGGAAGCGGCGCCATAACCTCTGACAGGTCGCGGGCAACGATATCAATAAAATTTGCAACGACATTTGTGTCTACGCCCTCTGGAAAGAAATCAGGATATACCTCTGAGATTTTACCTTGACGAACAGCAAGTACGTCAGCAGCACGTGCATCGCGCTCTGAGGCACGATACTTGAGTGATTGAACTCGTGCTGCAATACTATCAATTGATAGAGCCATTTATATCCTAACTATAGGTTTCCGACCATTGCTCAGCAAAGGCCTCATCTAAATTTATTCCGTATCTTGCTTCTCTTTGCCGTCTAGTAGCCCATCGATTATTCTGGTACTTAGTAGCAAAAGATGATTGTTGCATTAATTCTCTGACTCTAATGATAGCAAACCATAGTGCCATTACACAGTCAGTTGGGTTTTTTGTATCTGGTTTCCAGGTTATCAACTGTTGAACTAACGACTTCAATCCTTCTGAACCTTCATTGGATGGAAGTTGTATTGTGTTGTTATCTTGAAATCTGCCGTCCCTCAGACTGCCGAATAAGGCAGACATGGAGGCCACACCAAATGATGTGTCCCATTTGTTCTTACCAGTATAGTGAGGATTTAACTTACACCCATGTATGGCTAAGAACTGAACTAGATCAGTATCCATCTGATACGCCTTTTGATGGGCGTTGATTTCAACTCGAAACTCTTGTGGTTTATATCTTTCAACCCACTCTTCAATAAGAGCACGCTCTTTCTGGGGAGATGGGTCAACCATATTAACACAATCTAAAACATAAATTTTTGAATCCGCTTTATTGTAGGTAACTGCTACGAAAGCAGACCTGCCTGATACAGCAGGGTCAAAACCAATTACAGTATAAGAGCCTTCAACGTGGCTTGGATGGCCTGGCGTTCCAGCCTTAAGAGGTCCGCGTTTTCGCATTCCATTGACACATCCTGCAACAACTGTTGGTGAGAAGATTGAGTCTTCGACGATATCTTCTTGTTGGTAAACCATAGCCCAGATTGACGGAGCAACCTCAGACCTTCGAGTAAAGAGCGAGGGTCCATCCCACTTTGGATATAATCCTTGCTCATTTGCTTCATCCTTGTCGCCCTCAGCCCTGTCTGTCCAAGGCCATAATGTTTTCCAGTTTTCTGGCTTCTCGTCAAACTCTAATACTGCTGGTTGAGAGAAGTAAGTGAATGGAGATTTGCCACCTGTCCATTGGTCGCCATCTCGTATCATCTTGTATAAATCTATAGGGGCGACACGGGTTCCTACAATCAGTAGTTTTCCGTGCCGTCCCAAACGGGTGATGACTTCTTTTTGAAGCCATTCAATTTGCTTTTCCCACTCATGAGAGTTTGAGTTCATCACCACATCGTCTAGGATAATCAGATCGGCGCGAGCACCGTAAATCTGAGATCCAAATCCTAATGCTTGTACTGTTGGGTCTTTCTCTCCAGAGTCGCGTCCAGTGCCCAAGTAGATCATATCAGCAGACCATGTCTGTGAGTCAGCCTTGTATCCGCCATTGGGACCAAATCCCATTTGAAGTTTAGTCCAGTTAGGGTGGCTAAGTCTAGTCTTGATTGCACTTAAAAATTTTCTAGCCATACCCTGAGTCTTTGAGACCACAATGATTCTTACGTTAGGATCAGTGGCTATACGGTAAGTCACATAGTTGATTGTGATGACTGTGGACTTAGCGTGCTCAGGTGGTACGTTGATTAAGATACGGTTGCTGGCCGCAGGCTCATAGGTCATAGATGGATGTAGCCAACGGGGTTCCCGTCCCTCAATTAGGTCAACCCAATCTTTATGGTGTTCGAACAGTTTAGTGTCTAGGAATTGCTCGGAGAAATCCTCAAACGAGATATCCTTGAGATTGGCCATGTCGGCCTTGACAC